TGACAAAAAGCTGAATGAAAGATGAAGATTATAAAATGATTGATACAGAAAAAGCTTATATAATTGTATTATAAGGGGAAAAAATATGAAAAAATGTTGCATTGAAAATAATTTGCATGAAATGAACTGATAGAGTTAGAAAAGTTATGTGAGATGAAAGTGGTTGCAGTTGTTGTAATACAAAAAGAGATTATACCTATGCAGAATATTTTAAAGAATTAGATAAAGTAACAAAATTAGTAAAAATGATTTCTGAGATTATGCCTGATATAGGAAAAGATTTAGAAAAATTATTTTGAAAAAAATAAAATAAAACTACTTAAAAGGTAGTTTGTAGAATATGATAAACCTTTAAAATATAAACACTTCATATTTTACAATTTACTTTTTAATACATTTTTTACTTATGGAGAATGAGAACACACTGGATTTATTTAATCCAAAAAAAGCTGAGTTAAAAAGCTTGGCAAAAGAGTTTAATGAATTAGTTATTATGTGAATTGATGACAAAGACTGATATAAAAAAGTTCATCTTGCAGAGATGACAGTTAAAAAACATAGAACTACAATTGAGGGAGTTTGTAAAGATTACACTAGATGACTTGATGCAAAGAAAAAAGAAGCTTGGGAGTTGAGAGATGAATTAATTTGAATTATAAAACCTATTGAGGATTATCTAAAAGAACAAAAAGCAATTATTGATGATGAAAAAGAAGCAATAAAGCAAAAAAAACTTGAAGATGATAGACTTAAATTAAGTGCGAGAGTTGATAGATTAAGATGATTTTGATATTTCCATTTAGATTTAGAGGAATTACAAAAAATGTCTGATAAAGATTATAAAAATTTAGTGGAAGAAAAAAAGGCTATATTCAATGAAGCAGAAAAAGATAGAATTTTAAAAGAAGAAAAAGAAAAACAAGAAAAAGAAGATTTTAGAAAACAACAAGAGCAATTGAAAATAGACCAAGATAAACTAGATGCAGAGAAAAAAATAATACAAGATGAAAAAGATAGAAAACAAAAAGAGGAAGATGATAGGATTTTAAATGAAAGTGTGATAGAAACTTTAAAAAATACTATATTAAGCTTCTGAGATTATGATGCTTTAATTAGATTAAAAGAAGACTATAAAATAAATAGAATTGAATATATTTGAGATTTAAAAGAAACTTTTGATAAAAAATTAGAAGAATTAAAAATTTTGAAAGATGAAGATGAAAAAATAAAAAAAGAAAATGAAGAAAAAGCAAGACAAGAAGAAATTGAAAAAGATAAAAAATACACTGATTTTTTAGAAAAAAATAAATGATTATATGATGATAAAATTAAGAGGAATTGAAAAGTTATTCTAATAAAGTTTATTGATGAGATATTTGTTTGAGATTAATTATTAATTTAAAAAAAATGAAAGTATTGCAATATAAAAATCCAAAAGATTTAGAAATTTTGACAAAAAAATGTACTAAGCTAAAAAGCGAGGAAGATTATAAATTGGCAAATGATAGTTATTTGTAATGGATCAAGAAAAGGAAGTTGATTGAGTGCTAATCAAATATGAATTACAAAAAGATTTTTCATTATATGTTCAGGTAGCTATGAAATGCTCATAATTAATCCTGTTATATTAGAAGCAAAATGAAGAAAAAATGGTCCTGAATGATGTTTGAGTAAGGAGTTGCATGATGTGCAAATGATTACTAGAAACACAGAATTAAGATTAAAGTTTGAAGATTGAAATTGAAATGAAAAAATACATTATTTTAGAGGTATAGATGCAGTTATAATCCAACACGAAATGGACCATTTAAATTGAATAGTAGTATAATGAAAAAGACAGTAAATAAAAAAATAAGTAGGTTGAAAAAAGATTGGAAATGATTAAAATGTTCATATGTTTGATATGATAGACCTAAAACAAATAGGATTGTTTATTATGAATGAACAATTTTAAATGATTTATGAGATACAGTATTATGTGAGTTTATTGATAAATATATTTTAGTAGATGATACTAAATTTAATATGACTCTTGAAAAAAAACAAATTAAACTTAATTAAAAAAAATGAACATAATTATACAACTAATTAATGAGGCTTTAAAATGAGAGCAATTAGAATTATTTGATAACAATTAAAAATGAAAAATAAATTAATAGTTTGGTTTGATAGAAGTGCATTTTTTGATTTTCAAGACAATAACTTTTTTGATGCTTGAATATTTATTTTGATATATGCCATGATAATAATTCAATACACAAATTTAATTGTTTGAATGATTATAATGTTTATAGCTTGAATATTTATAAATAAGTATTTTAGATATTGAAGAACATTATACCAAATGGCTCTTAAAGATACCTATAAAATTTGAGAAGATAGGATATTATTTTTTAAAAGAAAATAAAATGAGTAATTTTACAAAGGAAATTGATTGAGTTTGAAAATTTTTTTGTTTAGATGATTTTTTCTGAGGGCATAGATACTGATATGTATTGATGACAGAAAATGAGGCAAAATCAAATTTCCCTTGGAGCTTACTTGAATTTAGTAAATTAGAAACTAGAGGCTGAGATAGAAAAGTTTATGATTGAGTATATTTCTGCTGAATAGTTAGGGAAAAAACTTTAAGTCCTAACTTTAAAGATGATGATGAAGATTAGGCTTACTTATCACTCGTTAGATAAATATATGAGTCTGCACAAAGTTTGAGTGTCAGAAGCAAAGAAAAAATTAAAAGAAAAATTTACAGATTTTTTAAAAAAAGGCGAAATTAAAAATTGATACTGATTGAAAAAACAAGTAGAGCTATTAGATGAGAGAATAATATTTCAAGAGTATGAAGATGCAACGGTAATAATAACTTATATCTGATGAATTAGAAAAAAAAATAAAACAAAAAAAGACTACAAAATTTATAGAAAATATAGGAGAGATTTAGAAAAATGGCAAAAGACAATTAAGAAAAAATATAGAATTTAACATAAACTATTATGAAAGACATATAGGCAGTAATATTGAAAAATTATTTTAATTATAGAAAAATTACAAATGCTGAGAGAAAAGATATTAAATTAGTTGAGAGATTAAAAAAGACTTTAGATTATCAAATGTTTTGATTGGCTTATAAATTTCATAGGATCAATAAACAAATAAAAAAACGGCTAAAACAAAGATTTAATATTAAATAATACTATATATGAATAAAGATATAAAATACTTTACAAAAAAGATAAAAGAGTTTAATAAAATTAAAACAGATATAGATAGGTTACAGTTCTTAAAAGATAATTCAGAAGACTTCAAAGTAGTATTAGATAATGATTGCTCAATGGTATATCTAGAAGATAATGATATGCAAGAATACTTTGCAGGAAAAGATATAGAAATAAATACTTTTGATAATTTTCATTATCGGTCAGATTGAAATTTGATATTATTTAAGTTTGCATGAATTAATGCTGAATTTTGTTAGATTGAAAATAAAAGAGAATTTAAAACATTCTCTTTTTTATTATCTATTTATTGATTTATAGTAAAAATAGCATATACTGAAAAAGTAAAGGCATTAATATTATTATTATTAAAAAGAAGACAATGGCTACACCGAGAGCAAAAACTATCCCTAAGAAATGAACTAAGCTAAATTATGAGATGCTTTTTATCAAGTATTTGAAGTCAGACATAATGAGTGTTCAGGCCTTTTTCGAGGAACATTTAGGTCGTTGGAATGGGGGTATTAAGTTGAAAACAAAATGATGGGGTGCTGAAAAAGAATGAGTATTGCAGAATGCAAGGCTTAAGGCAAAGGAAAAAATCACTGAGGAATATGCTGAATTATATGTTCCAAATATGAAAGAAATATCTGATATGCACAAAGCAATCATTGGATTAATGAAGTGAAGCCTATTCAGTTTAGCTTCAAAGATGTCTAAAGATGAAAAGGGTAATGTTATAATGCCCGAATGATATGATGTAAGAGAAGCAGAAATAATGTGGAGAATAGTTAAAGTTGAGAAATGAGAAGCAACTGAGATAACTACATGAAGCAATGATAATCCTTTGAAAAGAAGATTAGATGAAATGAAAAAAGAAAAACAATTAATGGTTAAGAACTAAAAAAATATGGAATTACTATCTTATGAAGATGTAAAACTTATTGAGCCATTTTACTGAATTCTCAGTGATAGAGAAGCTAATCAATATATCTATTCAAAATGATATTATGATATAGAATGGTTCACTGATTTTCATCTATCTCATTACAAAAGAGATAAAAAAACAAAATGAATGATTGAAACTCCACTTTTTCATAAAGAAATATGGAGCAGTATTTGACACAAAGACTCATTGATTATCATAGCGAGGGACCATTGAAAAACAACGAGTGAGTTCTTTTATATTATTTGGAATGTTTGCTATCAAGTAGACCCTGCAATATTGCTGATAATGCCTGATTGATTATGAAAAGAAACTCTTTGAAAAGTTAGAGATGAATTTGAGTTCAATAAAAGTCTTTTAACTACATTTTGAAGACTAGTGCCAACAAGAACAAAGGCTGAGCAATCAAAGAGGTGGAGTAGTAAACAACTAGAATTCTTAAATCATACAGTTTTAGAGGCAGTTTCTATGTGAGGGAGTATAAGATGAAAAAGACCAACTTTAATAATGGTAGATGACCCACAAGAAAACAAAGATGTTCAAAATCCTCAAATAACAGATAAGTTTAATAATTGGTTTTTTACTTCTGTTTATAATACTCTTGATGACTCAGGTAGATGTATAGTGCTTTGAACTATCATTGGGGACCTTTGCTTCGTAAACTATCTAAAGAATGCTTGAAAAGACTTTAATGTTATTGAATATAGTGCTATTCAAGATATGGTTATCAAGAAATTAGAAAAAGATAAACTTTATATGTTACACTGAAAACCTTTTGTATGAGATTGAAAAAATCATATTGTCTGAGGTAAGCCATTATGGAAAGCTAAATGGAGTCTTCCTGCACTTGATAGAAGATACCAAAAACTACAAGAAAAAAACTGAGATGATGACAAGTTTATGCAGGAATATATGAATATACCTCTTATATTGAATGGTAAGCCATTTTATCCAAAGGACTTGTTAAGGCTACATACTCTAACACAACCTATCAAAATTGATACAGTTTTTGAAGATTTAATTTTATATTGAGCTACTGAGGAGAATTGTTTGATTTGAGTTGATGTTTCTGAATGATTATTAAGCTGAGATTATTCCACTGTTAGAGTAAGAAGTAGAAAAACACTAAATATACTTGCTTCATATAGAGGACATATTGACCCCGATGAATTGCCAAGAGTAATTAATAGATTATTTGAATTATGATTTACTTGAAGAATTGCAATTGAAAAGAACAATCATTGATTGACTACAATTAAATCAGCTTTGTTATATCCATGGAGTTGGTGTTTATTTAAAGAAAGACCTATTGATAAAATCACTAATAGGGCAAGAGATAGTTATGGTTGGCATACTAATTTGAAGACAAGGCCATATATGTTAGATGAGCATAAAAGAATGTTCAGGGACTGACATATTGATATTGATAAACCTTTAAAAGATGAAATGGAAGTATTCTTTAGAAAAGAAAATTGAAGCCCTGAGGCACTTGCTTGAAAACACGATGACCTTGTTATGTGAGATGCAATTTGTTTGCAAATGGTTGATTATCCATTGATTAAAAATGTTATTGTATAATTTTATTTTATGAATATACTAAAATCAAATTTAATCTTATCTTTACTTTGTAAGTTTTAACAAATGGAACTAATAAACTCAGTTGAATATAAAAGACTTCAAGAAATTGAGCATAATAAAAAATTAATTACTACTGAATATTTAAAGGACTTACAAAACTCTACTACAAACTTTGTATTCAATCAATTCTTTTGATGAGAAACTACTGATGTATTATTAAGAGCAAAAGCAATTAAGAAGCTTGAATTGTTAAATTTAACATACTCTTTGCCTTACAAAATAGCAACTATCAAAGCAAAATATGTTGGTAAACCTGAAACTAATTTAAAAATCAAACAAATGCCTGAGCAAATCTTTGCTTTTATTTATGGTTGATATTCAATATTTGTTATTGATGAAATTAGTGAAAAATGAGAACCTATTATAAATTATTATGGTCCTGAGCAATATATTGATAACTGAGATACACAAGATATTTTAGTTGCTTTAAAAGATGAAGATGATAGAAATTATTTATTAATCAAAACTTTTAGTAAAGGATCAATTGAAAATAATCTATATAAACTTTGAAGCTGAAATATTGAAACATTAAGCTGAACAAAAGTTTGACTTAATACTTTGAGTGAAACAGAAAACTTAAAAGATGTTGAAAATTTTTGAACTGATAAAAATTTAATTGTAAGAATTGATGATTTTAAAATCACTAATGAAAATTATTGAGATAGTCAATTAACTTTTGTAAAAAGTCTTTTATCTTCTTTAGATATTGAACTAGTAAACATACAAGACCAATACTTGAAACATTTACAGGCAAAATTAGTGTTACAAGGACTTGATTGAAAAATGCCAACTGATGATGATTGAAATGTGAATGTTAGAGATGCAGAAGTTATTTTGATTGAAAACTGAGCAAACAAACCTGAATTTTTATCAAATAAAAATGATATGTTAGCAAGTGTTTGAGATACTATTGATAACTATATCAAACAAATTGCAACGGCTTTATCAATACCTCCTGAATTAGTATGATTATCATGACAAACAGGAACTGAAAGCACTGAGTCAAAACTGTTGAGATACTCTGATTTTACAAAAGATATTGAATATATCCAAGATAAATTGAATGATGCTTTTCTTGAATTATCTGAGATTGTTATAAGTATAAAAGCAGACTATTTCAATTGAGAAAAAATAAAAGAATTTTTTGTAATATTCCAAGATGTTATGCCTACTGACCCTTTGGCAAAAGCTAACGAGTTAAATATTGCTCTTATGTGATGATTTATTTCAAGATATACAGCAGTTAAAGAATACACTTGACTTACAGGAGATTGATTAGATGAAGAACTTACTAGAATACAAGAAGATGAAGCTAGAAGTATGGCAAATAACTCTTTAATATAAAATGCTAAGAAAAAAAATCATACAAGTAATCCCATATCCATTTAAAATAATATTTTTAGATTGAACTTATGAGGAAGCAAATGAATATTTAAGTGAAAGCTTTTGACAAACAATTGAGCAATGAAATTCTTGTTGTTATTTATTCAATTGAAATGCTTATATTTATACAGCAGATGATAAAATACCAACTTTAGTACACGAGATAATTCATTGAGTACAGATGTGTTATAAAGATATTTGAATTGAAACAGGAGAAGAAAATACTGAAATTCTTGCATATACAGTTGAATATATTTTGATAAATGCTATACTGTTTTATACAAAAGCTGAGAAGATTAAAAAGCATAAGAAAATTTAATTATTAATTTATATTTATGGAAGCAATAAAAAATCTAGATATATGTGATGCAAATTGAGCAGTTTTATTTAGCTTGAAAGAATGAGTGAAAGAAGTTATTGTAAATAATTCAATAAATGTTCTTGCAGATAATTGAGATACATTAATTTTAAGAGTTAAAGACCTTGAATTAAAAGAAAATGAAGTATTTTTCAAAGATTTACAAATGGCTTTAAAAAATGATAGAAATCAAATTGAAAATAAACATTGATGTCCAAAAGCTTTATGGAATAAGATGAGCAGAATTAAGAGAGAAAAATATAATAAATGAATGGATTTACTTCAAATTTGAGAAGATTTATGGTATAAAGTTGATTGAAAAATATGTGATGAAAAAATAATCGCTCATAATGCTTTAATTTTACTTCAAAAAATATTATAATATGAAATCATATAAAATAAACTTAACAGATTTAAAAAAGAACACTACTCAGATAGCAAAGGAAGTTAGGAAACATAATTTATATATATTATACCCTATATTTGTTTTGTATTGCTTCACAGTTATCTTAATGGCTAAATTTATAAGTATAATTTTATAAAAGAATGACTAGTCAAGAAAAATTAAATAAATTATTGAAAGTTTACAAAGAAGCAAGACAAAAAATTGCAATTTGACTTCTTGAATATGATTGAACAAAAACAGCTGAAAGAATTTTGCTGAGTCAAGTAAATGAGATTATAAAAAGTCTTAGTGAGCAAACAAATACATTTTATGAAGAAGTTATACCTATTGAGTATGATTTATGATTAAAAGAAGCTAAAAAAACTTTAAAAAGTTTAAAAGTTGATTGATTATGAAGTCTTACAGTAATTGATAAAAAATCTATTGAAAATTTATTATTTACAGCAAAAACCTCAGCATTAATTGGAGTCGAATGAATAAAAAAATGAGTTGCATGACATATTAGGCAAATCAAACAAAATAAAATTAGAGAATTACTCGCAGTTTGAAGAATTGTTTGAGAATGAGTGCAAGAAACTTCAAGGGAAGCTTCAAATATTATCAAAAAAGAATGAATATATGCTTTTACAAGTAGGAATGGATCAAGACTCAAACTAGAAGAATATATGAATGCCTTAGTAAAAAATACTTTGGCTCAGGCGAATAATGATGCTTCATATAACAGATATACTGAGGCTTGAATAACTGTTGTTCAATATTCTACTATTTGAGATAATAGAGTTTCTGCAATATGTGCACCAAGGGAGTGAAAATATTATGAACTCGCTTGAATAACTACTCTACCCTCGTGAAGTCATTATAATTGCAGACATATATTGAAACCTGTTGTGATAATTCCTGAGGGAGTAAAAATATATAAAGAGTATCAAAACTAGGTAAAGGCATAAAAATTTGCCTTTTCTTTTTTTATGAATAATATGAGTTTGTTATAAATAACACAAGGAGCTGAAACCTTGTAAAAAAGTCTAGTAGTTAGTTTATAATATAATTATTTTGGTATGGCAAAAACTGTTGAAGAACTAGAAGCTGAGAATGCAAAGCTTGTTAGTGATATGGAAATCCTGAAAAATAAAGGATTATGAGTTGAGGCAGAAAGGGAAAAAAGAAAAGAACTTGAAGCAAAACTCAAAGAAATTGAAGATGCAAAAACTCTCGAAGCTGAGGAAAAACTCAAAAAAGATTGAGAATACAAAACTCTTTTAGAACAAAAAGATGCTGAATTGAAAACTTTTAAAGATAAAGATGAAGCAAGAACAAAAGAGATTGAGGATTTAAAAGCAAAACAATTAGAGTCTGAAAAAAGAATTGAGGACTTGGTTGTAAAAGCAATTGAGGAAATACCTGAGGCAAATAGAGAATTTGTTAAATCAATGGCTGAAAAATATCCAATCACTGAGAGATTAACATTCATCACAGATTTTGGTAAACAATTCATAAAGGTTGATGACCCAACTAAAATAGGTTGAAAGGTAAAACAATCATGAGCAGTAAAAACACAAATGGAAAAGGCTCAGGAAATGTTTGATGAACTTGTAAAAAAAGTACATAAAACAGAAGCTGAAAAAATCCAACTTGTGAAGCTTTGAAAAGTTTTATCATGAGAAATTACACTTACAGACAAATAATTTTATTTTGCTAATTATTAAAAAATGGCAACATTAGCTGACATAATTAATTCAGGTGCAGATACAAACACTCTTGACCCACAAGTTAGAGCCTTAGTATCAAATGTGAAACCTGCTTCAAGAGCAGTGTGGGACTTACATAAAGATTGAGAAACAATAGTTACAGTTGTATATGATACTTACACTAGACCTGCAAGAGCAAGAGCCGGTGTAATTGGTGCAGGTTGGGCTGATTGAGTAGATACAACTGCCTTAGCAGTACCTGCTTCAAGTATTGCATTATTAGATGTAGGTTATACTATGAAAATTGAAGATGAACTAGTAATAGTTAAATCAGTTGATAGAACAGGTAACACTATTGATGTATATGCAAGAGGTGCAGGTGGAACAACAGGAGTTGCTCATGCTACTTCTACTCCATTCTTAGTGCATACAGTTGCAGTACCTGAGGGGACTAATCCTTGAAGTGGTTTATTTGATGAAACTGTTAAATCTAGCAATGGTATTCAATTAATCAATAGACAAATCAAAGCTACTTATACAGAAGCTAAACAAAGAAGAAAAACTATTGATGATTTACTTGCATTAAGAGAGCAAGAAGAAATGACAAGAGTTATTGAAGACTTAAACAATGCTTCAATCAATGGTTACTATGATGCAGGTAATGCTGATGGTTCACAACCTAGAATGACAAGAGGATTAATTCAATCAATAATTGTTTGAGGTAATTCTAACCTTGTTACTTCTACTGCCTGAGCATTTACAGAAGCAAGAGTTGAGGCAACTTTACAAGCTATTTGGGAAGCAAAAGGGACTGTTGATACAATAATCCTTTCTACTAAAAACAAACAATTAGCTAATAAATTTGGTTCATTCCAAGCTAGAATTGCTGACACTAGATGAAATATGCTAGGGCAAATCTCAGATTGAATAGTTGCTGATTGAATAGGAGATGTATTCTTTACAGTAGACCATGATATGCCTAATGATACGGTTATCTATGCAAACTCAGAAGATATGGAAAAAGCTTACTTCGTTGAAGACCAATTAAGAATAGTAAATACTTCTGACCCTGAAAATCCAAGAGTTGTTAAGAAAACAATTATGGCTCAATTTTGATTTAATTATAAAAACTTACAATCAAACTTTGGTCTTGATATGGGACTTACTACTTAATTTTAGGAGGAGTCTTTCTCCTCCTTTTTCTTATTATTAATCATAAATATTATGAAATTTCAATTAAAATTTGCTTGTCTTCTTTGAAACAAAAGATTATCTCCATGAGTTTATGAAACAGAAGACAAAGAAGAAATAGTTATCTTAGAAAAAACAAAATTCATTTCTGTTATTAATGAAGAAGATAGTGAAGTTGGTTTGTTAGATGAAGATTTAGACCTAGGGAAAGATAAAGGATCAGAAGATTTAGAAAATGAAGATTGAGAAGATGATGTTGTTGATGATGAAGATGATTTTGAAGATGACTCTACAAATTCAGATGATGAAGACTGAGAGTTAGAAGAAATATCAGAAGCTGATTTAAGACTTCAATATTTTGAAAAGTTTTGAAAAGAAGCTCCTTTAAATATAAAAATAGAAACATTAATTTCTAAACTTAAATAATCATGGCAACTTTTTATGATGCAGTTTATGTAACACCAACAGAAGTAAAAGAAAACTCAGTAAATGCAGATTTAATCTCTCAAACTGATGCTTTTATTAATGTGCTTATCATAAAGGCTCAGTTGCTTATAGATGAAAATATTTGAGTTATAGTACCTAAGGTAGTTTGACAAGATTTTAAGTTCCCTGATGAAGATAATTTAATTCCAAAAGACATAAAACAAGCAACGGTCTATATGATTGAACATTTATTTATAAATGATAAAAAAGCTTGATTAAAAAGTGAGAGTTGGGATTGATACAGTGCTAATTATGCAGATGAGAATGATTGAAATGTTATCCCTGATAATGTTCAAGAAATACTTTGAAAATATTGAAAGGTAAAATGATGAGCCACTTTAAGACTAACTTATTAAAAGATGTTTGCAGATTGATTAAAAGATATTTGAACTTTTGAAACAGTTTCTTACACAAAAGATAGTTATTGAAAAGAGGTAAAAGGTTTCATTTCACTATATGCTTGAATAAAATGTAGATTATGAAAATGAAGCTCTAAAATCTCATCTGATGACTCAAAAGAAGAACAATTTGTGGTTACTTACAAATTGTATGCTGAAACTAAATACAATTGAGCAAATAATTGAGATAGAGTCATAATTGATTGAACTAATTATATAATTTATTGAAAGCAAATCGCCAAATGATGAGCAAGTAATCATATTATATATAATCTTACACAAGATGTCTAAAATAGAAAAAGTTTTAATGAGTATGCAAAAAGCTAGGGATTGAGTAGTTAAAGAGGTCCAAAAGAATGTTTGACTTGCATGACTTCATTTACAATGAATAATACAAGATGAAACACCAATATCTCTTTGAAGAAAATGAACAACTTGATGAACTTTGCAAAATTCTATAATCACTGAGCCAACTTTTGCTAGATGAAAAAAATTTGTTTCTGAAATTTGAACAAATATTGAATATGCAAAGTATGTTGAATATTGAATTGCATGAAAAAAATTTAATTATCATAAGTGAAGTAAAGTTTTTAAAACAGCTGAGTGAGCCTCTATGTTTAGAGGTAGTATAGAAAAAGAGCAAGATAATATTAAACATATAATTAAATACTGATGATAAAATCTATATTAACATATCTTACTTGAAAGCCTTGATTAGTTTTGGCTTCAAAAATAACATACAAAAAGCCTATTTGAGATACTCAGCCTGAGAACTATATTTATTTCTTATCTTGATGAAAGACAAGAATAAAAACAGGATACAGGGAAAGATTTAGTTTTTACTTCGTTGCATGAACAATGGAGGCGATGGAAACTTTATCATGAAATCTTGAAAATCTTATTGTGTGAAGTGGTCAAAATATTGACCCAAAAGCTTGGAAAGTTATTCAGCTTAACCAAGTTGAGTTCCCTGATGAGATGATAAGAGTAGTAGATTATTACTTTTTCAGTAAATTTTAATTCCTAATTTTGAAATTATGCCAAATATGGACGAGAATAAATTATGAACGGTTGCCTGAGATTTATTAGTTGCAAGAGCGAGTGATCCTTTAAACTTTGTAAATTTTTGAGGTGTAAAAGCTTTAGATGTTACAATTGACACAGATGCTGAAAGAGTTGAAGTGCAAGTGCAAAATAGGTCTTCAATCACAGGGTCAAGCCCATTGCCAACTATTAATGTTCAATTTTTAGAAAACATTGATGCTGAAAAAATCTCAATGCTTACAGGTGCAACTGTTACAAATATTGCAGGTGCTTTGGTTGCAGGTGCTACACAAGTTACAATTGCTAGTGCCTTTGAGTTTAATGAATTCATTGAAATTTTAAATCAAAATTGAAATGGTTCTGCTCTTGTAATAAATTCTATTACAGGTGCGACTAATGGATTATTAGTTAGTTGAACTGATTTTGAATTAGTTAAAAATGCAAATGGTAAATATGGTATAGTTATCCAAGATAGTGTTACTGTTACAACTATGGCACAAGCTTTCACTATTAATTTTGATTATACTCCAAATGCTTCTGTTCAAGTTGAGAGAATAAGAAAATATGCAAATGATACTGAATTGATTGCAAAAATCGTTACTGATGCTGATGTAAATGGAAAAATCAATACATATACACTAGAGTCTTGTATTTTCAAAGGACAATACAAGATTGATGTGGTTGATTTAGCTATTGCACAAGATTTAGAGGGAACGACAGGAGTCTTTGAATGAAAAAGAGGTGCTAAAATCACTATGAATATAGAAACTCTTTAATTTTACTTTTTTGAGTAAATGAATAATATGTTATCAAGAAATTACTTGATAACATATTTTTTTATGCAAGAATTATTATCAAAAGAATGAGTTTTGAAAATAAATATTTGAAAAGATGATTTTTCTTTTCTTATAAAACAAGCAACTTTGATTGAAATAGTTGAGTTTGATTATTATATGAAAAAAGATAGTAATGAGATTGTTACATATATCTTTGAAATATTACAAAAATCAAAAAAATGAGATTTAAATTTTACAGAAAAACATTTTACTGAAATAAAGCCTGATAAATTTAAAAACATTTTTGACTTCATTTTATGAACATATTGCAGATGATTTTATAATCAAAAAGAAACAAAGACAAAAAAAGCTAAAAATTTAAGCTGAGAAGCACCATTTTCATCATTACTAGCATTTATATTCCAAAACAGTAATGAAACACTAGAAAGCATAAAAAAGTGTACCTGGGAGGAAATACAATACTTGTCTGAATGAATTATTTATAATTTGAATGAACAAACTCCAAAATGAAAAGCTGAAAATGCAAAAAATCAAGTTAAAAAAGAGTTAGCAAGTGGTATGTATGATGATACTCTTGAAAAATTAAAAGCAAATAGAGCAAAAGTTATGGCAAAGTTTTCAAAAAAGCCAATTGATAAAAATATTTTATAACTTATAAAAAATGGTAGTTGTTGATAAATTAACAGTTGAAATTGAAGCTGATACAAAAAAATTCAATACTAATATTGATAGCTCTCAAAAAAAGCTATGATTTTTTGCAAGTATATTTAAAAAAGAGGCAAAATGAGTTAAGGATAGTGCTGAGAGTATATGATGAGGTTTTGCTTGATTAAAATGAATTATTGCATGAGCATTATCAATTACAGCAGTTATTGGATTTTGAAAAAAGTTATTTCAATTATGAAGTGATTTAGAGGAAACTCAATCAAAATTTAATACTGTTTTTTGAGGTATTGAGGAAGAAGCTAGGGCCTCTTTTAATGCAATTGCAGATAATGTTGGTAGGTCAAGATTAGAGATTGAGCAATTTGGTGCTTGATTATGAGATATATTGAAACCTTTATGATTTGCCACAGAAGATGCCTCAGCTTTATCACAAGAAATGGTAAAATTGGCGATTGATGTTGCTTCTTTTAGTAATGCTCAGGATTGAGATGTTCTTAGAGCCTTTACTTCTGCTTTAACCTGAGAAAGAGAGTCATTAAAGACTTATGGTATAGTTATCAATGAGGCTGATATAAAAACAAGAGCCTTAAGTGATTGAGTTATAAAACAAGGGGAAGAACTTACAAAACAACAAAAAGCCTTAGTTACTTGGGGATTATTATTAGATAATACAACTGATGCTCAATGAGATGCAATTAGAACAGCTTGAAGTTTTGCAAATCAATTGAAAAAGCTTTGAGGTGTTATTAAAGACACTTTTGCCACAGCAGGTAGAGAAGTCGCTCATGATACAGCAAGTTGGCTTTGAACTATTGCAGATTTTATAAAAATTTATTGAGTTGCTTTCATAAAATCTTTTGTTGAAATATGAAAAACAATAGGATCAGTATTTGCAACAGCTTTTGAATGAATTGCCTGAGTATTTAATTGAATATCTTGATTATTAAATGATTGAGAGGTTAAAACAATGACTTGGGGAGATAGATTTCTATGGGTACTTAATAGAGTAAATTTTTGAATAAAAGCTTTATTATTTGTATTCAAATCATTATGAAAAGGTATTTGAGCAGTTTTGGCCGCAATTGTTTTAACAGCACAAGATGCCTGAATGGTTTTCATAGATACTTGGAAATTAGTAATCATAGCAATTTGAGAAGCCTTTATGGTACTACCAAATTTAATTGCTTGATGATTATGAAAAGCATTAAATGCTTGAGCAAAAAAATTGAACTGATTTTTAGAAAAAATAAACTCAGTTTTTTGAACTGATTATAAAATTAGTGTAGATTTTGATGAATGAGGTTGAGCAAAATTTTGAAAAACATCAGCATTATTTTGAGAGATTGAAGCAAGGAGAAGAAAAATAGGTCAAACAATTACATGAATTTGAGCAGACTTAAATGCAGAAATAAAAGCAGATGCCTTGACACTTGCAAACGAAATGGAAGCTTCTGAGAAAAAAATTACTGATGCAGTTAGAGATAGCGAATGAGTAAAGCAAGATGCCTATGATACGAGTTTTAGAAGATTTAATGAGTTAAATGATAAATATAAAAGTGAAACTACTGAGTGAGGGAAGAATGCAAAAAAGACAGCCTGAGAAACAGCAAAGGCACTAGAAAAAGCAGTAGATGACCAAGTAAAAGATTTAGAAAAATTAAAAGAGGCAGGAATTTGAGCATATTGAGATATAAAAGATGAAATTGTAAAGCAAAAAGAAAAAATAGTTTGATTAAAATGAGATTATGATAAGCTTTCAGAAAAAATAAAAGAAGTTTGAGAGGAGTGAGTAGTTGATATATGAAAAATCTCTGATGCAATAAAAAAATTAGAATGAGATTTAAAAAAAATTGAATGAGCATGAGCAAGTGATTTAGTTGAAAGACAATTAGAAATTCAAAAAGAACTAAAAACACTTAGCGAGGGGAAAAGGAATGATTTTACAATTGAAGATTATCAAAAAGAGGCTGAGTTAAAAAAAGAACTTGAATTAATAAACTCAAATACTACTGAGGAGGAAAGATTAAGACTTACTGAGGAACTTCAAAAAAGTAAGACTCAAAAAATCTTAGATTGAATTGAGGCAAAAAAAGCTGAAACACAAGTTGAAATTGATGCCTTAATATTAAAAAAGGAAGAAAAACAAAAGGCAATTGATGAAGAAATAGCAAATTTAGAACTATTACAGACAGCAAAAAAAGCTGAAATCTTATCAGAATATGAAGAATATAAAAAATTTATTACTGATAAAAATACTCTTGAAAAAGCATACCTACAAGCATTTTGAGAAAGATTAAAAATTGAACAGGAAAAAGTTGAGTCATTAACTCAAAAATATAATGCTCTTGCAAAGGCAAAAGCACAAGCAGGGTACTCTTGAAGTGTTTTACAAAATGCGACACAAAATGCGAGTAATAATGCAAGTCAATCGGCTTTTAACACTACTCAAACAAAAGATATAAAGTGATGAAGTGTGAATATTTATTGAGATATTACAAATAATAATCAAGGGGACCTAAATAGTTTCACTGATAATATTAATAGTAAAATTAATCCTTAACCTTTTTTATCATGATATGAAGTAATTACTTATATAATTGAAGCATAATTGACAATGCAACTATTGACTATGAAATAACTCTTGATGATGATTTAAATCCAAGAGAATTAAATTTTTCTCAGGAGAGCAAAGATATTGAATGATACCATTGAATTTCATTAAGTCCAACTTATGCAAGGAGTAGGGTAATTTGAATATCTTGATATATAGTTTCTGAAACAAAGGCTTGATTTTGAAAATGAATGAATTATTTAGATAATTTATTTAGACTTCAATGAAATACAGCAACTTTAATCACAAAGGTTTTTAAATTTACTGATGATGAGTGAAACGATTGGGAGGCAAATGTTTCAATAAAAAATCCTATTAAATATGAGCCTTTTGAAACAGACACTTGGCATTTTCTTAGAAGATTTACAGTTGTTTTAATATCTCCTGATCCTTTGCTTTTATCATCTACTGAATTCTCTCAAACAGGTAGAGAATGATTTGCTTGATGACTTGCTATTACAAATGATTGAATTGCTATCACAAATGAATGAATTGCAATAAATGAGTGAAGTTGAGAGTTTATTATTACTCCAAATTGATGAAACCAACCTTTACAACCAAGGTTTGAAATCACAGCAATAAGAGAAATAAATGGATTTATAAGAATTTTAAATAAAACAACTTGAAACTATATTCAATTTAATATTTGAGCAACTATTTGACAAGTATATGTTATTGATACAGCAACTGAAACAGCAACTTTGGATTGAGTAAATATTATGGCAGATAAAGTTTGATGAGAGTTTATCACTATTGATTGACCTACACAAATTGAGGTTTATGATAATGATTGAGTGTTCTTGTGAAATGATATTGCAGTAGTTGTTTATTATAAAAATATTTTATTATAAAAAGATTATGGACTTATTAATTTTAGATAGAAACAATAATATTTTAGATAGATTTAGTAATAAATTTTTCTGAGGATTGAAGCATACAGACCTTTTGAATGATATTTCAAAGGGTAGTTTTACAATGACTATAAAAAATAGTAATGCAAAAGAAGCCTATTTGAAATTAAATAATAGAATAATTTTTGTAGATAATTGAAATGTTTTATTTTGATGATATATTTATAATATTATTCCTACATACTGAGAATATAATACATTTTATTTTCAAAGTTTAGTTTGAATTTTCAATGATAAAAAGTTTTATGCAAATGTTGAATATATAAATCAAACAATTGATTTTATTTTAAATGATATTATTGATACGGTAAATTTAAGAGAAAATATTGCAATTGACATAGATTGTTGAATAACTGATTTAACAAGTAAGAAATTTGAAAGACCAAATACAATTTTCTCAGCTTTTCAAGATTTACTTGATAATAAATATGAGTTTATAGTTGAGCCTGTTTTAGTTTGAACAACAGCCTCATTTACTCTAAAGGTAAAAGAGTCAATTTGAATTGATAGGACAGTATCTTGAAATGATTATGTTGAGTATAAATATAATCTTAATGTTTGAGAGAAAAGAACAATTAACAGTATTAAATGAAATATAGATATTAGAAACACTTGAAATGCCATAATATGAACTGATTGAACGATTTATAATGAGCAAGAGGACCTAACTAGCATTGGGGCAATTTGAAGAATAGAGAGAGTGGTTAAAGTGCTTTGAGATGTAACAGCTGAAACAATTGCATATTTAACAAGCAGAAAAGATGTAATAAATGATATTGAGGTTGAGCCAAAGTCAAATAATTATTTTGAAGTTAGTTTATGAGATACAGTTAAAGTTATAACTTCATGAAACAAATTTATGGAGTTCAATATTTGAATAAAAGTAATTTGAAAAACTTTTGAATGATGAGAATTAATAAAAATTTGAATTATCTTGAATAATGCAAAAATTAAAAAGATAACTCTAATTGATACAATAAACACTTTAAAATCAAAAATAGAAAATATAAAAGTCTTAAATGACTTTCAAAAATTCCGTTAAATACTTGTCCTATTTAGCGGTTTTTTTTATGCCGTTTTAT